TTCACATGATCAGCGCGACGAACATCGTACTCCTCGCCACGACGGTGATAATTCCCATCGTAAGGATGTCCTCGCAGGGCTCTCACTCTCATCGTTTCAAGATCTCCTTTCGTGGGTAGCCGGTGCCCCAAGTGGAGCACCGGCCAAACATCAGAAACTAGCTCTCGTTGCCGTAGTCCGCGTCCGTGATGAACTGGACAACGTCCGCGCGGCGCTTGGCAAAGTTGATCGGTCGAACAACCTTGAACGCCGTGCTCTCCGTTTGCCACATGGAAACGGGGAAGTTGGCCTGCGCCACAGGGGTATCGGAAGCGCCAGCGGGGTCATCGGCCATTTCGATCGTCGCCTCGCGGCTGACCGAAACCTGAACTCCCAAATCTCCGATGCGGTAAATATCCGACGGCTTCAAGAGGATGAAGTCGTTGGAGGCAACATTGTCCCCAGTGAACACCGGATCGCCCAAGAGCGTTCCGCCATCCTGAGAGATTCCGGGGAACTCCTGCTGACCAAGCGTGTTGATCATCAACTGAATCGCCTTGGCCAAAGCCGGATTCATCACCAACACCAACCCGGAAGCATTCTTCGCCGTGATGAAAGAGGCATACAGTGTTTTGATGTCCGCTCGAAGCCCAGCACTGTCATTGCCAGCCGTATTGCCACCCGAAACTCCATTGAGAATTCCTGCAGGAGAGACTCCTGCCGATGCCGCCGCTGCGCTGAGGAAAGTAGAATCAATTCGCTGCGAGGAGGCCTGAACAATTGCATCACGAACAAACTGCTCCGCCGCAGGCGAGGAATCACGCAACAGCTCATTGGAAACAACCGAAATCGCTCCAACTTTCAGCGGAGTGAGATTCACCGAGCTGAAATCAGACTTGGAGACGGGAATCGGCTTCGATTCTCCAACCCAGTAACCAGTCGCCGTGCCATCCTGTCCCTTGATCGTGACGTTGGCCGGTACCTGGCGTAGCGGGAGCCGATCGTAAACGGTCTTGGAGTAGAGGAACTCGATGAAATCGCCAGTGAAACGGGAATCCGCAGACACGAGCTCCGCTCCCCACTCACCCGATCCAGAACCACCACCGGCCACGGACGCCTTGATAAGGCGAACAAGAGTCGGGTTTGTTTTGCCCCAACGCTTTTCGGCAATGACCAAGGGGGAAATCTCCTCAACCTGCCCCAAAGCTTTTGCAATCAGCATTCGGGTATAGGCTTGGCCCTTGAACTTATCCTCGGCATCATCCTTCTTGTTGATGATGGTCACGCCAGTCTTAACCACAGGCACCACAGGCTCGGCCGTGGTCGCGGTCACGATTTCGGCCTTCTTGAGCCGAATGTCGTTATCCGAGGCCTCGATTTCGCCGGTCAATTGATCAAACTCGGCCACTTCTTCTTGCGTAGCCGTTCCGCCCTTCACCGCTTCGGTCAACTCTCCGATCCGCGCCACCTTCGTGCCACGGGCTTCGAGGAGTTTTTGTAATTGTTCACGCAAACCCATTTTCGTTACTCCTTTTTCCTTCGTATCAACTCGGTCCTTCCCCGTGGCGCCGGGAACGTTTACGTGGCCTGACGCGGCCGACTTGATGGCCGTGATGGTCGCTTCCTCATTCGCAGGGATGGTTACGGCAGAAAGCTCGTACCAAGCCCATTTTTGAATGTGCATCCCACCCGTGCCCTCAATCCAATTGAATTCCAGTGGTCGAAAACCAATCGACAACCCACGCACGAGGCCGTGCTTGAGCATTTGCCATTTTTCCTGCAGAAGCTCCTTCAACCGGCCTTGTTCGGGGATGTCGGCGACCTTTCCTTTGACTTCGATGCCATCTTTCGATGCTTTGGCGTGGGTAATCCATCCGATCGGTTGCCCAGGATCGTGCTGCCAAAGCAAAGGAAGAGGCAATTTGAACTCGGCCCCCTTGGGCTCCACGATATCCGCACTACGATCGGGAGTCGGCGTCGAGGCGATTCCTTCAAATGTCCGCTCTCCGTCGGCGCCTTCCTTCGCAGACTTGATCGTGAAGATCGAATAGGCTCTCTTTTCCATCGTTTTCCTCTCAAATCACGAACATTTCGTATTCCGGAGTCTCTTGCTTCACGTCGCGAGCCTTCAAGCCCACGGCCATCGCTGTCGCCACCGCTCCGTCGATGCGAAACCGCACCTTGCTCTTGTCCATCTTGCGGTTCCCGGCTGGGTCCTTGAGCACCACGGCGTTGGCAAAATTCCAGGTTAAGCAGGGGTTTCCGTCGTGCTTGAGCGTTCTTCCGAGAATTGCTACCTCAAGAGCGTCCACCGCAGGCGCCATGTCCTTGAATCCCTGGCCCCATGGGACAAGACGAAGCGCACCCTCGACCGGCTTGTCTTTGCCCTCAACCCATGCTTCCACTCCTAGAGCCCCAAGTTCTCGCAGCAAGTCATCGATTCGCCAGCGATCGTAGGCAAGCCCAAGAACTTGGAAGCGAGAACGCATTTCGGCAATCTGTTCGGCGACAAAACCATAGTGAACCGTGCGCCCAGGCGCCGTTTGGATGACTTCTTGTTTCTCCCACAGAGTGTAGGGAACTCGGTCCCGGTCCTCGTGGTCCTTGAGAGTGTCCCCTGGTTTCCAAAACCACGCTTGCACGCGGTCCCCATTCTCTGCGCTCACTCCAGCCAAACAGGTCAAGTCCGTCGTGGACGACAAGTCGAGCGCCAAATAGACCGATTCTCCGTCCTCGAGCCTAGTTTTTGCTTCCAAGCACCCCATCCACTCAGCGCGTGGAATCAACGGAGCGGAGGAATCGATCCGCTGATTGAGAAACAGATTTCGAAACGTGGACTCAAAGCCTGGAAGTCTGCGGGCTCGAGCCGCAGCCGTGCGCATGTCCTCAAGACTCCGGAAATCATCGAGTGCCGGATTGGCCAACGGCCAGACCTTTTCATCGAAAACGTCCGGACAATCGTTGGGAACTGCGTACAAATGCACCACGCAAGAGGGATCTTTCCCTGTCAGCCCGTCATCAATCAATTGGCTCATCGGATGCTGGGGATCCGCACTCTGCGTTCCGATGATGATGAAGAGCGGCTCCGCTCGAGCTCCCTGCGCCGTGTCGAGCACGTCGTAAAGTTTTCGATTCGGAGACTGCGCCAACTCGTCGTAGATCACGAAACTGGGGTTCAAGCCGTGCTTTGTCCCCACTTCAGAGCTGATCGCCCGGTAAAAACTGCTGTTGCTATAGCAAGCGATTGTTTTTGTTGAGTCCACCATGCGCAGCACGCTCATCAATTCGGGATCAGCCTTGATGAGTTGGCAACAGAATTTGTAGACCTGGGCCGCTTGATGGTGATCGTTCGCAGCGGAATAAATTTCCCCGTTTTGCATTGACTCCGGCCCAACTAGATGGACCAGAACAAGGGCCGCAATCAGCATCGTTTTGCCGTTTTTTCGAGCCATCGAGAGGATCGCTCGACGAACTCGGCGGCGAAATCCGTGATCGGTTTCAACGTGAGGACCGTAAACGTCCTCGATGAACTTTTTCTGAAACTTGCGCAACTTGAAAGGCTTGCCTGCACCCTCACCGGAGGGGATCGTCAGGCATTCGATGAATCGAATGACCTTATCCACGCGCTCCTTGTTGGTGCAGATTTTCGTCATGCGGTAGCCTGCAAGGGTTGCTCTGGAGGAGTTGTGATCGCGCTCATTGGCACATTCATCAAACCCTCGAACTTGCTGACCTCCTTTTTCTTCATTGGCATACGAATGGAGCACCTGGAAACGGGATCTAAGCCCAAACGCGGTCCCAATACCGCGATCATGTTGATGGCCCGACTTTGAACCACTGAGGCTGGGTGAGCCTTGATGCTTCCGTCCCCGGCTTCAATCGTCAGCCCATCCCGATTAAGCTCCTCCGTAGAAATCCGGAATTGATCCGCAGCGATGCAAAATGTCGCCAACGCAATGGAATCCGTAGCAGAATAGAGCTCCTGCGGCATCGAGTTGATAATTTGATCCCAAACTTCTGCCGCATAGCCGACAACGTGGTTCGGACGGATTGGCGTTCCCGCTGGAGTTGGCATATTTTCATTCAGTGGACCCTTGCCTGGATTGCCCTCCAGCTTCTTCAGCGCATCCGGCTTTCTTGGTCTTCCACGGCCCATGATCAAATCCTCAGAAAAAGTCAATCAACAAATTGGGGAAAAACCCCGACATTTTTATTTCGAT